AATAACAATCTGGTCCCTTTCAAGAAGAAATCTGGCCCAGGAGGCAGGAGACCAGGTGCTGGACGCAAGAAGGGATCGGTAAACAAGATCCAAGGCGGAGAGTTCCTCGTAGAATACAGGCGGGTGCATGGTAACGACCTAAAGGAAGACCTCGCCCGAGATATGTATGATGCACGGGCCCGCGGTGATTATGAGATGCTGTTCCGCTATCAGACCGCATTTGCCAAATACTACTTCAGCGATGTTGCAGCACAAGATGTAACTACTGGCGGCAAATCGTTTAACACCGTGTTTAACTTCCCCACCAAGGAGTTGGATGACTGGAAAGATTGATATACCGCTGTTTGGTGAGCAGAAGACCATACTCAAGGACTGGCTCACAACAGACAAGCATTGTATAGATGTTGTTCCCGTAGGTAGCGGCAAGACATTCCTTGCTGCTATCGCCTTGCCTATATTTGCCAGCGATGCCAAGTTCCATAAGGGTAAAGATATCATCTACAGCGCACCAACAGGTGCCATGATCAAGTCCCTGATCTGGGAACCACTGAAGCAGAGTTGCGTTAAACACTTCGGCTTAGTAGATGGCAAGGACATAAACAACAGCGAACTCACTATCAAGTTTCCCAACGGCGTCTTCATAAGATGTAAATCAGCAGAACAAAGGGAGAACTTGAGAGGTCTCAATGTGGGCGTATGGGTAGCGGACGAGGCGGCACTCTACACCAGAGATACGCTGCAAGAAATCACAAACCGCCTGAGACCTAAGGTAGGACAACCCGATACACAAGGTCGCTTGATCGTTATCAGTACACCAAATGGTGCTGGACCACTGCACGACCTATTCAACCTCGCCCGTGACAATCCAGAGAAGTATGTTGTGCGTCACTACAACTATATGGAGATGCGTTCAGGCAATCGCAACTTCATAGAAGAACAGAAGCGAATCATCAGTCCCTTAAAGTTCGCACAGGATTATATGTGCCAATGGGAAAGCGTTGCAGATATGTTCTACTACGCCTGGGACAAGACGAAATATACTAAAAAGATAGAGGATCGGGGAGGTCCTCTGTATTCCTTCCACGACTTCAACAAGCGTGTTATGTGTGCTGTGGTTGCCCAAGTCAGGGGCGAACATACACGAGATGGCACCATAGAGGTCCTGAGGACCTATGCTATTCCTGACTGCAGCACAGAAGGTATCGCACAAGCAATACGCGATGATTTCCCCCGACGCAGGATTGACAGCATCATAGATATGTCAGGTACACAACTTAACAGAGATACCACCAGTGCCTTCGGCATCACCGACCGTGTTATCCTTGAGCGATATGGATTTACAATCGTGAATAGCAGGCGTAGCAATCCATTGGTGTCGGACACTGACAATACTTCTAATGCCTTCATAGCCAGAGGTGGCCTATGGGTGGATCCAGACGATAAGTTCCTATTAGATGCTCTTGGCACCTATCACTTTGAGGATGCATCACGCAAGAAGTTGGTTAAGTATACCGAACAACGCTATGCTCACATTGACGGCTTGGGCGATAGCATACGATATGGTATCCATCATCTATTCCCCATCACGCACGAGACGCCATACAACTTACCCGAGTATCTGGGAATGGATCCCAAGTATCAGCAACTCACACAGCCTGGACTGCGGTATATGCCACCGAGTCCTGTGTATCCAGGCGGCCCGACCTGGGAACAAATCATGATGGGCGAAGATGAAGCCGAAGATTATCAAAAATGGATATAAAGGCATAAATAATATAACGGAGGAAATAAACAATGACACCACTACTAAAAAGATTATTAGACCGAGTTAAAGTAGATCCTGTGACAGCGTGCTGGAACTATGAAGGCGGTAATAACAATTGCGGATATGGTATGATCCGCACAGCACCAGACAAGATGAGAACTACGCATCGCGTGAGTTACGAAGAACACAAAGGTCCTATTCCCCCAGGCAATGTAGTATGCCATAGTTGCGACAATCCAAAGTGCGTTAATCCTGATCATCTATGGACAGGCACGAGGAAGGATAATGTCAGAGATATGATGGAGAAGGGCAGGCATAACTTTGTTATCACGAAAGGCTGGAAGCAGAAGAGGCGCGTATGCGAACACTGCAATAAAGATGTAGCCGTAAATATATACGCACTCGCACACGGTGACAAATGCAAAAGCAAAACTTGACTAAATAACATATCACTATAGGGAAATGAAATGAAGGTAAGCGATCTCACCAAGAAGAGCACAACTTATAGTGCTATCATCCAACAAATGATGAACTACCAGTATGCATATCTTGGGGGCTATATCTTCAAGCAGCAGGTGCGTAAGAAGCGTCCAAGCGAGGATTCGGTGCTTTGGAATGACCTCATCACCAACACTGTAGCACAGCCCATATGCCGTTATGTTGTTGATACCATCAATGACATCCTGTTTGAGACTGGCGTAAAACGCGACATCAGATTTGCTACACCGCAAGGCACTATTATTAACCCTGATAATAGTGAGTGGGCTGATCTATTCACCATGGACATTGACCTGCAGAACCGTGATATTGATAGTTTCATGGAACAAGTGGGCGATCTCACATCAATCTTCGGTCACTGCTGGATCGCAGTAGATATGCCGCAGACTGCTCAAGGTAATCTTGGCAGACCTTATACCTGCGCCATCAGCCCTATTGATGTATGGGACTGGGAATGGGAATACTATGGTGGTAAGCCTATCCTCAAGTATGTGAAAGTAAAGGAGATGGAAGATGTAGATTACTTCTATCTAAAATGCTATTACTTGGGTGATGCAAATACTCCTTCACACTGGGCCAGTTATAAGTTGCCCAAGATGAGCCTCAGCGGACAACTGGACAATGAAGCAGAATGCATCGGTGCTGGCCAGTTCCCTGCTGGTATGAGCATTCCCCTGTTCATCGCATTTGGTCGTAAGGATCCCAGAGTTATTGACCTTGGCGTCAGCGATATTGATGCTGCAAGTGACGCGATGAGAGAACACTACAAGTTGGAATGCGAAGCATATACTGCATTACAGTTTGCTCACACAATCATCCGAGCCGAGAAAGGCATCGCTATTCCTGTCCATGCTGGTGCTATCGTTCGTGCCTTAAAGGATCAAGTAGAAGCAATCAAGATTGATACTGGCGATGTAGAGCAGATCATCAAGAAGCAGAATGACATCCTGAGCAATCTGGAAGGTCTCGTTGGTATGGGCGGTCAGCGCCAAGACAAGCAACAAGTGGCATCAGGCATCTCCATCATAGAAGAACGCAAACAGGTGCATAGAGTTGCCAAATCCAAAGCCAGGCTGATGGAAGTAACCGAAGGTATGATCTTTACATATGCTGCGAGATTTATGGGCCAGAGATGGGCAGGCAGCATTTGCTATAATACAGATTACGAAGCGCACGATACAAACTATCGTATGGCCCTCCTGCAGCAGGCAAGTACGCTTGCTGGTGATAGCGAGATGGTAAAGGCCCTGATCACTAAGGAACTCATTAGTATGCTGGCTCCTACAGAAGACACAGCAGAATACGAAGCAGTATATGTGAATAGCATCCCAGATCAGGCAGTGCGTAATCTACTTCTGGATGAAGCCAACGAGGCCGTCACCGCAGACAATCTATACTCCATGATCCCTGAACCTAATCCAGAGATGACTAAGGAAGAGATCGCTGCTATTGAACAAACCAGAATCAATGCAGAGCAAGAAGAGGGTGTTGGTGAGTTTGGTAGTGCAGACAATGCCAGTATCCTGGGAGGTCCTGGAACGCCCACGACTCCGATGGGAACTTCATATTACCCCTCGCAAGCGGTGGCAGTGCAGATCACAGGTCTAAACACAGGTCGCTAACCATTAACTAAGTTCTCCCGAGCATAAATAACAATACGCTGGCAACGTTATAGCCAAGGAGAACAAACAAAATGGATGCACGAATCCAAACCGGTGGTCACGACAACCAAGCAGCCGCAGGCGCTGTCCAACAGCC